TCTCCAAGATCCTTAGCAATGTTAGAAACACGCTGACTAGCTGAAATTAAATCTGTTTCAGCTTGAGCTCTTGCCTCCTCGTTTGATTTCACAAAGTCCTGATAGGCGCTTATCCAATTATCAAGCGTGTCAGCACTTGCCTTCGCCTCAAGTTCAGCTTGAATAAGCCCAGCTTTCTCATTTAGCACATTTAGTTGCTCTTGAGTCAAGCCTTGGTCAGCTTTAGAGTTAATACTATCCTTGATTTCTTTTAGCTGAGCCTCATCAATAGCCCCCTTGTCCCCTTTGTCTCCTTTAGGGCCAGGGTCTCCTTTGTCTCCTTTCAGACCTGGAGCTCCAGGGGCACCTCTTGAACCGTCAAGCGCATTGATAAGAGTTAATTGCTCAGAGGCTACCTCTTTATTATCAATCCAAGCTGACACCGTCAAGACCATCTTTTGGTCAATGTCGGAGGCATTGACTATGTATCTAGTGCTAGTAGACTTTATAGCACCGCCCACAGTCCAACGCCATCCGCTATTGATGACCTTGTTCCCTCTCATAAGGGTAGGGGTCACAATCGTCTGGCCTTGACCATTTTTAAAGGCTACACCGTTATCAGTGGCAAGTTTGATAGTGTAAGGCTTAGCCTCTTCTATCATCCTGTCTAGTTGTTGCTGAATACCCTGAGAGAGTCTATTTTCAAGCGCCTTGGCGTTTGAAAAAGTGGTCTTATTGTTTTTCGGATTGGTAAAGCTGATAGTTTGCTCGGATACCCTCATCTCAAGTAAAAGAGTAGGGCTAAAGCCGTCATCATAAACCTTGACTGTATCTCCGATTTCTAAATCTGCAAACCCCTCAGCCTCATAAGTGACAGCAGGGTAGCAATTCTTTTTGAGTTCACGGTAAGCAATAGAGCGAATGGTCTCAGGATTTTTACTCTCAACAGTCATATCTTTTCTTATCCACTGATCATCAGCTGTGCTGTGTGTGAAAGTACTCGGATACATCTGCATTGAAAGAGGTGCATATAGTGCAGCACCTGACTGATAGAACTCACGCTCGCCCTTTGCATTGTTGACTGACCAAGCTCCAAGACCTCGGATGTCTACGATGTTTCCTTGGTCATCTTTACCAGTAGGGACTATAGTGTTGAATATTCCAGTCTTGTCAATCGTCCTAGTGATTGTCTTGAGATTTTTACCGTACTCTAAGACCTTTGGACTGACTTGACCTACCCCTTGATGATTGTCATCATGTTCATGATATACATTGACTGTGAATGACTTGATGGAGCTGTCAGCGTTGAGGCGTGTGTCAAACTCGATTTCAGCGTCAAACTTCTTGGCTAGACTTAACAGTCTATTTAGCTTGGTATCTGTACCCTCCCACTCAGCAGAAATTTTCTTGTCTGATACCTCGTTAATACCGATTTTCAAGAAAGTATAATTGAGTAAGTCCATAGCCTCGCAAAACTCTTTAAAAGTCATAGCTTTAGGGGACTTGTAAGGTATAGAGTACTCATTGACAAGCTCAAGGTTTAGATTGATACCGTGACACTTGATGACTTTTTCATTCTCCTCAACTTTTCGGATAGTGTGTAGGTAAGTCTTGCCTTTATACTGAAATGAGACAAAGGCCTTTTCATTGAGTGTGTTATAGGCTCTTTTTTGCCCTACATCTGAGATAATAGCCTTTTTAAAAACCGTGAAATCAAAGATACTAGATCCTGTTTCAAGGTATCTTGTCCAGCTGTCATTGAAATAGTTTAGCGTCCCCTGTTTCTCATTATCCACAAAGGCTACTTTTCTCAAGTTTGAGTCATGTATTGTCAGTAACATTGTTATAGATACCTTTCTTTAAATTCCACAGTGACTGTAGGTTTAGTCTTGACCCAGCTTGAGCAATAGACCTCTAATTGACTTCTGCCAGGGGGGATACTCAAGAATTTTGAGCCCTGGACAACATCTACAGCTCTTTCAACACCGTCCACTGTGACTGTGTCATTCTCACTGTTTAGGATGACATTTGAACCTATTGGATAACGATTAGGCACATCTCCGATTGCTGGCACAAAGTCCTTACGATACATCAACTCATCAAGATACATGTGAGATACAATAGGCTTGTTATGAAATGCTCCAATAGTTGCATGGATTTTAGCTGATTTACGGCCTTTAATCTCAGGGATAACAAAAGTGTAATAAGAGCCGTTATAATAAACTTGCACCCTGTCATTATTTCTTCTCAGTTCAAATTGTCCTCTTTCTGAGCTGAATGGGTTTAGGCGTTTGTCTGCTGTTCCTGTAAAAGTAAAGCATTTCAAAAAATCATATTTAGAATTAGAGTCAGGCCTTAATACGTTAAACTCACACCCTTGTCCATTTGAGCGTTTGAACGTTTCAACTCCATATAAAAATTGACCATTACTGTCTGATACCGTTATCTTGATATAGCCATACTGTCCAGCATTTTCTGATTGAAAAACTTGCTTACAAAAAATGTAATCATTAAGTGAGCCTCTTTCGCCTGATGTGTCATCAGGTACATCCCATGACATCCCTGTAGAGTAGTGACTAGCCTGTCCTTGGATTGGTTGCTCTCTCAATTTGATGTGTTTCCGTCCCCAAAGACTAAAGACCTCAGCTGTGCCAGTCTCATTCTCATTGGCAGAGTTAGAGTAGTTAGTGATTGATTTATTTTTCACAGATCTAGCAAAACCATCAGCGATTTTATCGCCTCGAAAATCAAGCAAAATCTCAGAGCGTTTGACTAGACCTGTATCAGCCTCCTCACGGTCTCCGATTTCAAGAGCCCCACTGATATTGACAAGACCAATGTAGCCATTCTCAGCATTGTGCTTGACCTTAACTACAGGAAAAGCCTTGACATTTCCATCATTTGTAAGATCAAAGACAATTTTGTCTCTCTGTTCCTGACCATTGTCAAAGCGTCGATAGGTTGAACTATGAGCGACTCCATCAGGTACTAAGAGCTCAAACTCGCCCTTTTGGAACCATCTTGTCACATTCTCCATGTCTACAGAGCCTCTGACAAGACCCATGTAGTACTTATCAGGCTCATCTGTGATGACTACCTTGACAGCCTCTGAGGTGTTGAATATACCAGCCAATTTGTGCTTGGCTGTTTCTAGTGTCATGCCTGTCCCATATTGCATAGCAAACTTGACTTTGATGACTTTAGCGCCTGTTCTTACCTCTTGCAGATTGACTCCTAAAAGTGGAGCGTCATTAGTAGTGATGTTGCGCTCATTCCCTACTGGTCTGATAATTTCAATGATGTCAATGACCTCAGAGAGGTCAAATCCATTGATTGTGATTGTGTCATTATTCATTAGATAATCCCTCTCATCATGTTATCTAGCATTAGCTTGTCATTTTGATAATCAGTCATTGGTTGTCCGATTTTAGCGACTAGAGTACCATCATCTAACACCATATTCACAGGGCGCTTGACAGCCTCCTCAGCCACTTCAAGAGCCTTGGCAAGTGCTTTGTCAGCTTGGTCACGGATGACCTCAATCTGACTTGTCTCAGCTCTCTCTGTGAGTGATTTTAGTTTGAATTGACTTGATAAGGTGCCATTGCCTAGCCCTAGCAAATCCTCAGCTTTAAATTTGAAAGCTGACATCTCATCCTGGACATAAGCTAGACTATCCACTACATCAGAGCTATTCTGTTCAATCCCTACAGCGATACCTTGAGCGATATAGCGTCCGACATTGTCTCTAAATAGTCTTGATGGGCTGTGGATTTTAGCCTTAGCCTGTGCAGCTCTCTCAGCTTGAGCGACAAGAGCATTAGCTGCAGCTGTCACAGCTCCTAAAGCTGAATACATCCCACTTGCTAACCCTTGGCCAATCATAGAGCCTACATAGCGCATAGTAGAGACACCTCTCATCCCTGTAGCTTGGATTGAGCTGACCATGGATGACATCGCTGATGTAGCTGAGGCAATTCCTGAGCGGATACCATTAGTCACACCATTGGACACCCCTTGTCCAGCACGTTGACCAGCTTGAGTCATTTGAATTGATGACTGCAAGACCACAGTGACCATCATCATCATGCTTGCTTGCACAGATGACAAAGCCTGTGTCATTGCTGAGCTTATTGCTGTAGCAAGTTGAGACATAGCTGATGAGGCTGACATAGCTGATGAGTTAATCATCTCTAGTGTAGAGGCCATCATAGCGGCTCCACTTTGCGCCATCATCATTGCATTAGATAGAGACATCAAGCCTGTTTGTAACATCATGACACTTGCTACTGATCCTCCAAGGCTCGCAAATGAGCTCATGACGGATGTAGCAAAGGCGCTCATGGCTGTACCTGCCATTGTTAATGTCTCAGGCAATGTACTGAGGCTAGTGCTCAATGATGTCAAAACCGTAGGCAATGACTGCATAGCTACGCTTGCAAGCTGAGCAGATGTAGCAATCAACATCAATCCAGTTCCTGCTTGTTGCAATCCAGGACCAGCCGTAGCGATACCAGAGTTAGCAATAGCAGTAAGACCTGCTGAAACCACTGTCAAAGTGCTTGCTAGATCAATTAGATTGAGCCCCACAAGCAACTGAATGCCCTCAGCCATTGCCTTTACACCTAGACCTGCATTTCTTGCAGCTGTTCCAATAGATGTGAATACATTAGCGATCCCATCTAAAACCGTCCTAACTGCACCACCAACTGAGCTGATGACCGTTGAAATGCCATTGAATACACTCTCAATGCCCTTACCGATACCTTGAGCAGCCGTAGAGATTGACTCTCCAACTGACTTGAAAATATCAGCGATACCTTGTAGAGCAGTATTGATGGCTGTGCCTACAGAGATGATGATATTAGCTACACCATCCATGCCTGTCCGAATACCCTCAGCGATTGCCTGAATAATGCTAATAATCTGAGGCGCATTACTTGAAATCGTGTTGATGATCAAGGCGAAACCATTAGCGATAGCGTCAACTAATACGGCTATCCCTAGCGCAGCGACTGCGACACCTGCTCCAATTAGAGCGATTGCAGCGCCAAAGGCTAGAATACCGACTGCGCCTACTGTTAATGCTGGACCGATTGCAGCGGCACCCACGGCAAGCAAGGCAATCCCTGCCACAATAGCGACAAGAGCGATAGCAGCACCAGCTCCAGCTGATGATAATTGTATAGCAGCTTGTACTAAGATATAGACTCCAGCGGCTGCCATCAAGACACCTGCCCCAATCATAAGGACTGCGGCACCTAGTTGCATGACTGAGCTGGCACTTGTAGCGGCCGTTGTTCCGACTGCTGTATTACCAGCGCTCATTGCAGCACTTGCTCCAGCGTTTGCAAGTTGAGCCGTGGTAAGCCCTAAGATGTTACCGATTAGGCCTATGATTGTTTTTCCAAAATCAAAAGCTGACTTGAGACCTTTGGCGATTGCCACTCCAGTCTGAATGCCTTTTAAGGCTACAGCCATGGTCACTAGAGCGGTTGCTACATTTCTGATAGTGTTAGGGTCAAGCCCTTTGATAAACTTAGCAAATGAGCTCGCCATCTGTGAAACAAAATTGACGATTTTACCAGCTGACTCTCCGATAGTTTCCCATGGGATAGCGTTTGCCAATTTACTTGCTAGGTCAAGCGCTGCCTCTGATAAGTCTTTGAGTGCCTGACCAGCATTGTCAAGCGCTCCAGTGTTTTTAAAAGCCTCAAAGGCTGTCTGAGCACCTGCAACTAAATCTTGGATGACTGTGTTTACTGAGCCAATAATACTACCGATGTTAGCAAAAGCGCTTGTCACGGTTGAGATGATACCGTCTATATCAATGCCCTCTAAGAAAGCTCCTAGCTTATCAGCTACACTGTCAAAATTGATTTTGTCCAAAGCGTCTGAAACTGCATTTACTGCCTTGATACCAAACTTATTAAGCTTTTCAAAGGCTGGCATGAGTTTATTAGAGAGGCTTTCCTTGGCTCCATCTATGGCTTGGTCTACAGTTTTAAATTCTGTGGCCATTTTTTGGAAAGCGTCTGAGTTCCCTGCTCGGTTGAGAGCGTCAAAGAAATCCTCAGTTTTAACTTTCCCATCCTGGACAGCTTTTACAAGATCAGCCGTAGACATTCCCATCTCTTTTGCGACTGCAGCCATACCAGCAGGAGCTTGCTCCATCATGATCTTAAAGTCCATCCAAGCAATTTTAGGCTTACTTGCCATCTGCGTTGCTTGAGTTGACAGTGATTTCATGGCTTGAGCTGGGTTTTCAGCAGAGGCTGCAAGTCCACCAAAGGCCTTAACTAGACTACCTACATTTTTTGTACCAACAGCGTCAAGCTGTGAGTAGGTACTAGCCATGTCAGAGGCTGAGTAGATGGTTTTGGTTGCAAAGTCCTGCATTTCGGTCTTAGCTGCCTTGATTTCCTCAGCTGATCGTCCAAAGGCTTGGAGGTTTCCCTCAAAGGTTTTCCATGCTTTCTGTGAGCTGTTAAGCTCTGAGGCCATTTCACGGATACCACTTGTTATAGTCCCAATCCCTGCGGTAAGGGCTGAGCCAATCAAATTGGCGCCTAGTACTGACTTAAATACTGAGCCTACTTTTTGCCCTGCACTCTCAAGGCCTCCAAAAAGTGACTTGAGTTTGTTGACTCCAGCCTGAGCATTGGATCCATCCATGTCAACCTTGATAGTAACTGAACCATCTGCCATTGTGTACCTCCTTTCTAAAATTAGTAGTCAAATCCATCAGGTAGAGCATACTCTTTTTTGAGTTTCTTCATGTTCTCCTTGTACTGCTTACTGTCCCCCTTTTGGGGCTTGTAAGAGCGTATTTTCAGCACCTCAGCAAATTTAGTATCACTAGGCAGGCCATTGAGTAAAGCATTGAACTTTTTCCAGTGTAGGCTGTTCTGAGCGTCTATGAGGTCAATTCCGTAAGCCTGGAGAAATGATGAGTAAATATACTCAGCGTCGTACTTCAAGCTAAAAAGACGATCCCCTCCCTCGGATTGGCTCCTAGAGCGTATCTTGCTCTTGATTGGGTTCCCTGCAAGGTCTAGTACTGGTGCTGTGTCTTTAGCTGGAATAATTCTGATATGCTCCTCAAAAATCATCTTAAAGATTGCTGTAGCTTGTTCAGGAGTTAAAGCCTGAGTAAAATCTACACCAGTCAAGATTTGAATGGCCAGAAAAGGCTTGTAAAGCTCATCAATGTCATCATCATTGATCAGCTCCACCACTTTCAAGACCTTGTTAAAAGCAATATTCATTGGATACACATCATCACCAAGGACTAACTCATCTGTCAATTTCCTTGATAGGTCCAGCATGTCAGTCACCTAGATACTTTTTGAGAGCGTCTGTGTTGTTACGTTTCTCCCATTCTGAGATGACTCCAGTGATTGCCTCAAGTAAGTAGGCCATTGTGTCCACTGTAGACTCATTAGAGAATGAGTAGACCTTGTCAAACGCCTCTTTGTCAAACAGCTCTGTCCAAGAGTCTTTTACTAAGTCTTGTAACGTTTCAAAGGCCTTACTATCCTCTGTCTTAGTTAGTTTTTCGCCCTCTTTTTTGAGCATTTTTCCTACTGACTCCATTTTGTGGATATTTTTGTCATTGGCTACAAATTCAAGTTTGAACTCTCCAAAGTCAACAGGGATGACATTGTCACGTTTTTTAATTACTACCATTTGTTTTTTCTCCTACTAATTTTTAAGTCAAAAATAAAAAGGGGAGCCTATTCACTCCCCTAGATCAAATCATCCACCAACTACAGCAGACTGTTTAGGTGCTGCATTCCAGCTGATAGTTGCCTCAAAGCCCTCATACTCAGAGGCCTCTCCGCCTCCGATTTTGATACCTGAGACTGTAGCTACTCCGACATATTGAGTTTTACCATCAGACTCTACTACTTTAAGCCAGACATTACGGTCATCTCCAGTTTTAAAGCGCATACCTGCAACAATGGCCTGAGCCTCGTCCTCTTTGATGTAGTCACCCTCAAAGCTGTATCCGTTTTTGACAGATGTTACTACTGTTTTCTTAGTGCCATCACCGTTGTAGTATGCAATGTCATCTGTCTCCTCGTCGTTTTCGGCCTCGGCGGTTGTTACTCCG